TGGGCTGGTGCAAATCCATTTCTAATAGCAAGGTTAGGATAGAAAGATGTTACGTCACTTGACATAATAGTCCATCCTGGTTTTGCTTCATAGATACCAGCTTTTGCAGCACCATGAATACCACCAAGACCATAGTAACTATCAACTCCTTTGTATGTAACCTTATAGTCTAAAGCCCCTTTTGTTTCCACTACAACCTTGCTTTTAAAGAAGTTAAGTAGATTGTTAAACTCTGGTGTTTTAAAGCTAATATAAGGCAGTATACAGTCTTCTAGTATGATCTGTTTCCTTGGTGTACGTAACTGTTTCAGTTCTTTCTTATCTATACCTAACTTATTTGTTAAGAAGTAAGCAAACAACTCTTTTGATATGCGTGGCTCAGATGCAGATAGTAAGTCAATCTTGTACTCTTTGCTTAAGCTAAGACGTAGATTAATCTGTTCTTTACTAATCTCCATGATGTTACGCGTACTCTCAACGTCATTAACACAATAGTCTAATACCATTCTTTGAGTTTCCTCTGATGTTATAGGATCATTGTGATGATGTGGCATCTCAAGTACACTAAACCAATCCATACTATACTGGATCCACTTAAGACTACTCATCTTTGCAGGGTTATCCCAGTGGTTAAGCTTGAATCGATCTGCTTGATAGACAACTTGTATGGTGCATAGTCAAGCATCTCTTTTAACTCTTGCTTATTGATTACTGTCTGAGCATAACCGTAGATTATACGAGCAATAACTAAAGGTGAGAGACCTTTCCACTCTTGATGATTCTCAAGAACGTATTGAGTGATCTGACTGTCAAATCCAAGACCATTATATGATATATGATACTCTTGATTTTTAACGTTTTCTTTTAAGAAGTCAACGTAAGCATCAAAGTCATCTCTGAACTCTGATACCACAAAGTACTTACGCACCTTGTCATTCTTGTAATGGATAAAGACTGCCATGAAACAATTACAGATTGTCTCGTAGTCCATTACCCAGTGTGCTTTAGTTTTCATTATGCAGTTGTTCAGTTAAGCTGTTCCCCCGTGTATAGTGCATAAAAAATGGGAGAAGCAGAACCTCTCCCATTAGTACATTAGCAACTTAAACTACTTCTTTATTAAATCTGCGTAATTGATAGTTACTGGTTGATCTTTGCTACGCATTAAATCAACAAAGTCTAATATCTCATCTGCATTATCAATATAATACTCATAAGATGATTCCATCAAACGTCTTTCTTCAGCAAAAGGAGTAAACTCTTCTGGATCACCAGCTTTTCTTTTGACTGGTATAACTTTACCACGATCATCTAACTTAGGTAAGAAGTGATACTTTTGTCTTTTCTCTTTCGAGATAATAGCTAAGATACCTTGAGAGGCATCATAAATGCATTCTGCATAAGGACACTCAATGTTGATAGGAATCATACGAAAACTATCAAGTTCTCCCCACTTAGAAGAGATGATAAACATACTATGGATCATAATGTTGGTTGGTTTTTTAACAAATTAAATAGCTTTTTCTAAGATCTCCAAATCTTCAGTAACTAATGTTAGTGTTTCTTTGTCTTGATCGTACTTATCACATAGTTCACCTACTTCAAGAAGTACTCTAACATCAACATCAAGTAAGCTTGCGTAGTGATCAAAGTGGTATTCAGGATATAAGTATGAGTTAATGTATGTGCACTCTTTTGGTTCTTTTCTAAAGAAGTAAAGGATGTCTAGTTTAGCATCCTCATCAAGCATAGAATACTTACCATCGATAAAACACTTCCAGTCTCTTCTCTTCTTTGTGAAGTTAAAGATAAAGATGATCTTATCGTTGTACTCTTCTCTTGATTCAAATAAAGGGGAAGCTGTTAGTGCAGCCTCCGCCTTCTTGAACGCAGCGGATTTATTCCCTGCTTTATAAACAACAATCAAACGCTTATCTTTTACAGTATATCTATCTTTCCAGGCAATGTATACATTCTCAGGTTGAGTCATTGACTTACGATCTGTAAGAACAAACGGTAATAAAAACGTCTTTGACTTCTGAAAGTATCTGCTATATAACGATGGTATCTTGTGTGCGTCTATCATTGTATGTTGGTTTTATACTACAAATATACTTTTTTACTCGCAAGTTCAAATGGAAGATAGTAGTTTCTTTCTTCGTAATGCCACTTAGCTTTGTTTAAAGTATCTATTAATCGTTCAGTCCATGCAATAATACTTTCTGCTGATACACCAAAGGCATATGTGCAGTAGTTCTTATCGATAGCGACAAAGTTAAACTCAATAGTGTAACTAGCTAAACTAGGGAAGTTAGCTTTAATTAACTCAATATAGATAGCTGCTTGCATCCAGTAATCATAGTGCTCAATAGATCCATCAAAGTTAATAAGATCCTTTGAAGTAGTCTTTAAGTCATTGATATAGATGATCTTCTTATCGTGATCGATAACTAAGTTGTCAATAATACCCTTAAGTCCAAACGGATAGTCTTTAAACTTATCGATATAGAACATCTTCTCGTTTACTGTCTCAATATTACCAGACATGCTATCTAAGTGTAACCCTAGTAACTCACAGATATCTGCATGACTCTTAATAGTATTAACGGCTTCTGTACAGAATGTTAAAGTATCTTGATCAATTAGATCTTTACCCTTCTTCATCTTTAAGAAAGACCAGTATACTTGATGGTCAAGTGTTATTATCTTATCAAGACGCTGAGCATCAGTCTTTAAGTTCTGAAAGTAGTTCATGTCAGCCATGATATCTAAGATAGCTCCACCAAACTGATCAAGCTCTTCTCTTGAGTCATCTTGTAGTTGTTGTTTGTGTGCAAACACTCTATCGATAACCATCTTTGCTTTTGCAGCAGGTAACTCAGTTGGCATTACAATATAGTTCTTTGTAATACTATCTGGCTCTAAGATCAGATTATGTATTAGCTTACCCTTGATAAGGTGATCAGCAACAATCTCTTCTCTTATACCATTGATATATACGTCTTTAAAAGACTTTGGACTCCATAGTAATCTGCTAAGACTACTGTAACTAAACTGAAAAGGCTTTTCATAAAAGCTATTCATTAACATTTGCTCTTCCATATTAGATGCCAGTTGATTCATTATTGTGATCATGTTCTTGTTCTTTTGACCAGTATCCTTGTTGATACATGTAATTACGAATCTCTCTAGCCGTAATCTTGTCAGTTGTTGTTGACTCTATTCTTTCAAGAAAGCCTATCAAATCAACGCAAGCTTCTTCAATATTTTTATTGTCCGCCATGTTTTTGTTGTTTAAGTTGTTCTGCTACCTCTTCTGGTAGATAGCCTAATAAGTTTTTCTTTGGAAGGAACTCTAGTAACTCATAGATAGCTGTTACATCCTGCATCGCAAAGTCTTCCTTCATCTGTTCTATAACAGCTTCAATAATTGGGTCTTCCATATTAACTATACTTTTCTTCCATCATTATAAGAGCATCTCTTTTTGTTTGTGCTTTTACTGATGTACCAACTTTCTTTGAGCCTACACTAGTTTCTAATACACCTCTCCATATTTTTGAGTTGAATCTATCTTGTTCTAGTGTCCATAAATCTCCGCAGAGGGTTACTCTGTATATACCTGGTTTTACGAGAACAATACTTCTGTTATCACTAGGTCTTAGTTTTTTTGTTTGCATCACAACATAACTTTCTAATAAGTCTGCGATACGCTTTAACTCATGATGGATGCCTGGGATATTTGTTGATATCATCTTCTGACCCATCAGTGTTTCATGTAGTTGTGCCATAATCTTTTTTGTTTATTCCATATCTCGTCCATACCATTTACCTAGTATGTTTCCGTTATAGGAGTTTGTTCTTAATACATCTAACTTAACTTGCCAAGCAAACTCAGCATATGTCAAGTACTTCTTTGTTTTACATAACTCTAAGATCTCTCTTGAGAATTGCTCTACACCAAGTAACTTAATATCTGCTGATAGTTCTTTGCTTGATCCATAATACTTTAACCAGTCTGACTCTTTCTTTATATACTCGAATGTCTTTCTTGTTTTTGTTTCTGCTTTACTACGAGCTGAGATTCTTTTCTTCTTTGTATGGTACAAAGACTTCTTTCCTATATAGATCTGACCTGTTGTTAGGTTAGTGATCTTATAGACAAATCCTTCTAGTTCATGGTAATTAGGAAGCTTATCAAGAGAAGTGATAGCTTTACGCTTGTGCATCCAAGTTATTTGACTCATTATCTACTACGTGTTTTGTTATTAAAGGGACTAAGTTGATCATTACTTCTCTAGGTCCAAAGTCTCTAATAGCATCAGCTAAATCTTTGCTCATCTTTAAGTGAACATAAGGTATATCATAATGCTCTTGATACTTCTTCATTGCTCGAAGTCCTGCCTCATCGTTGTCAAAGATAGTAATAATCTTCTTATATTGATTCTTATACTTATCAATGACTTCTTGCTTTATCATTGTGTTCTCAGAGTCTGGTGCAATCACATCAACACTGAGCTTTAATGATTTTAATGCCATCAAGTCTTTAAGACTAGAGGTAATAACTAAGTAATCATGTCCTTTTAGTTGCTCTGAACCTTGTATATAGTTCGCAACCTTAATAAACTTCTTATCCTTTACTGTGGGTTGGTATATCTTATATACCTGATTATCACTTGTAAAGTAGCCATACAAATGCTTGCCTAATATCTCAAGCTCTTTGTGTTGACCGTCTTCTTCTTTAGCCATAACGTAGGATTGTAAGGGCCTAACATTATGCTCATCAAGTAATCTACTGCCTATGTTAAACTTAGTCCAGTAGTATTGATCTGCTGTTGTCCAGGGCCGTGTAGTTGTATCTTTAACACGGTATTTACTATAGCTTTTAAACTCTTGAACATCAAACCCTCCATTATTATGTAAGATAAACTCATTGTAATCCTCAATAATAGTTCCGCTTGCCTGTCCAAAGCTACACTGGTACAAATGCTTCACTAAATCAATAGCTCCTCCACCCTTATCTGTTGAGAAGTCCTTAAACTTATAGATACTTTTCTTCTGATCAAAGTAGATACACATACTTGGTGTACGTTCCTTTGGATTGAAAAGACTCTTTACCTTAAGGTCTTGACCAACAAGCTTGTCAGGTAGCTTGCAATAGTGCTCGAATATCCATGTTGATGGTACGAGCTTAACATCTGAGATTAAGTTTTTTGTACTTAGCATAACCTGTTGTAATTAAAGGAGAAAAAAGAAGGGCAGAGATAAAATCCCCACCCTTTCTTACATCACCTAACCACTAATACTATAAGCTGAAATCGTTGTTTGGTTCGAAACCTGCAACTGGCTTATCTTCTTTTGGTTCACTAACGTGTAGTGCTCTATCAAAAGCGATAAGATCAGCTTCGTTACCCTTTAACACATAAGCTTTCTTTCCTGTCTTGTCATATGGTAAGAACAAGTCATACGCAGTATAACCTTTTGCATTCTTATATCCACTTGCTGCAACAGTAAATACCATTGAACGGTTAGCAAATATCTTAGATACTGCATCAACGTGATCAAAGATAGTAGATGCTGCAATGTTATCAACTGCATCTCTAATAGGAGCACCTAATGTGTTTGCTAAGTTGATTACTGCTTGTAAATACTCGTTATCACGCTTGTTATTGATAGTCTTTGTAGTACCATCTGGCATATTACGAGTAACAGTGCTATCCTTCATTGGATATGCTTTGTACTTCACACGACCGATCTGACCTAAATGACGAGGGCTAGATGGATCGTTAGGATTAATAAAGAAACCTTGGAAGTTTGGATCTGTTACTGCTGGAGTTTCTAAGTTTAGAACTAAGCTAACTGAACCATCAGTATCAAAACTACGGTTTTTAGTTAACTGAACATTAAGAATACGTGCTTCTGTTGTACCTGGTCCGATAATTGGGCTAGTCTTTGCTACTTTTTCTTCTACTGCTGCGAAATCTTTTGTACTAATCATGATTGTTTTTGTTTATTATTGTTGTTTACATTAAATGAATACTTGGTCCCAATACGTTACCAGACCTGTTGGTGTCATCTCTGATACCATAAACTCCTGATCTCTTAAGTGAGTTGGTCTAGCCCCACATGAGATTTCATCTGTTGTTTTAAAGCTCAGGAAGTTTTGCTTTCCCTTGCGATACAGATAACCAATAGCATCTGAATTAGATGTGGTAATACGTTTAAGCTTACCTGTTAGATCTAAGTCAAGAACATTTACTTCTGCTCCGTTCTTTTCTAACATCGTATCTTTAACGTGTCCAACTAAAATAATGTGAGGAGCAAGAGTCTTGATATACTCAATAACCTTTGTAAATGCCTCACGTAACCACGGATAACCCGCTCCGTTTGGTAAGTTCAATAAGCTTGTATACTTAGGCTTACCTTCTGTTAACCAGTTCTTTCCCATCGAAGTCTTTCCATATAACTCTTCTGCAAATGG